TATTCCTTTCCTTGGCAAGTATGGTACAGCTTTCGGTGGTACTACAGGTAAGACATCACCTTCTAACATGGGTGACAGAATTGGTAACGCACTTGAGAACGCATCTGGTGCATCAACAGGAATCAACAATGACTATGGTACTGCCACTGAGGTAGGAGCTAAGTCTTGTGGATTAATCTTCCAGAAGGAAGCTGCTGGTGTAGTAGAAGCAATCGGTCCTCAAGTTCAGGTTACTTCAGGAGACATATCCGTGGTCTACCAAGGCGATGTGATATTAGGACGTCTCGCAATGGGAGCAGACTACTTAAACCCAGCTGCTGCTGTAGAATTATATGTTGGCGCATCAGCACCATCTGCATTCTAATTTATACATTTATACGGGACCTTCGGGTCCCTTTTTTTTATCTATGACTACACCAATAGCAACCGATACCGAACTATCCGCAGTTAATTCTATCTTGGGTAGCATAGGGCAATCCCCAATAACTCAACTTAAAAATTCCACAGGTGTTTTAATAAATCCAAATCCTGAGATTTCATTTATATATAACATTCTTAGTGAAGTAACTAAAGATGTGCTTAATGAGGGATGGCACTTCAACACAGAAAATCATATTAAAGTATCACCAGATGCGAATGGTAATATAACTATTCCTGTTAACTTTCTTCGCTATGACCTAAACGATGGTCAAGCTGATAGAAACATGGATCTTGTAAAAAGAAATGGAAAACTATATGACTTGGTAAATCACACTGATGTCTTTGACCATGACATGGAATTAGATGTGGTGTATCTATATGATTTTGAAGATATCCCATCAGTTTATCAGAGATATATTATTGCAAGAGCATCAACTAGAGCAGCTACTCAACTTGTAGCAAATACAGAATTAGTAAAATTATTACAAGGACAAGAGGGATTAGCTAGAGCTACCCTCATGGAATACGAATGTAATCAAGGTGATCATTCGTTCTTAGGTTGGCCGAAGAATAGTACTTACAGATCTTATAAACCTTTCAGATCCCTTATTAGATAATGGCAAGTGTTACACAATTAGTACCTACATTAACCGGTGGCATATCACAGCAGCCAGATGAATTAAAAGTTCCGGGACAAGTTAATGTTGCAGACAATGTTTTACCTGATGTAACACATGGTTTGATGAAGCGTCCCGGAGGAAAATTTATTGACTCTTTAAGTGATGGATCATTAAATTCTTATGAAACTGGTAAATGGTTTCATTACTACAGAGATGAGGATGAACAATATATAGGTCAAGTAATTCGGCGAAAAAATTCAAATGGAACTTCCCATGCTGATGATGGAAAGATCAGGATGTGGCGTTGTAGTGATGGTAATGAAATGACTGTCAATGGTAACGGTATGAGTTACTTACAACATACAAGTGATGAAGATATACAAACCTTAACTGTCAATGACTATACGTTTTTAACTAATAGAACTAAGACAGTTTCAATGGATACAACTAAAGCACCAACTAGACCGCCAGAAGTTTATCTAGAGCTGGATCAAATTAAATATGCAAGTCAGTATTCATTAAATATATTTGACCAAGATGGTAGTCAGAACTCACACTACACAGAAGTTTCTACAGCTACAAGAATTAGTGTAGAAATGGTTAGGTCAAGTAATAACTATTGTGATAGCAATGGAAACATGTCTTCTCATACTGCAAGAGTTACCAACACAAATAGATGTAGTGTTAACGATCAAAATGGAGATGATAGAGCACCTAACGTTGGTACAAGAATATTTGAAATAACTAGTGGTGGAACATTAGTTGATGATAATGCTCCGTCTACCCAGAGTGGTACTGATTTTTCTTATCAAGTAAATGTTTATAATTCATCTGGGACAGGTGGTCAAACTGGGAGATCAAATCTTTATTTTCGTATCACAACTACAGGACAATCTACCCCAGTAGGTAGTGGTCAAAACGTTGAATATAGAACTAGATACTCTACAACAAATGATCTTCTATATGGGGGTGAAGGATGGCAAACTGGAGATCATGTATATGTATATATGAAAGATGGTTACTACAAAGTAAAAGTTGAAGAAACCAGTACCTCTAGAGTTCAAGCTAATTTAGGTTTAATAAGACCGACACCTACTCCATTTGATACTAAAACAACCGTAACTGCTGAAGCTATATTAGGTGCACTACGTACAGACATAATTGCTACGGGTAATTTTGGAACAAATGACGTCAAAATTATTGGTAATGGAATTTATATAACTAGATCATCAGGTAACTTTAATGCTACCGCTCCTAATTCAGCTCTTATGAATGTTGTATCTGGAGAAGTTTTAACAGTAGATGACCTTCCTAGACAATGTAAAAATGGTATGGTTGTTCGAGTTGCTAATAGTGCCAGTGAAGATGATGATTATTATTTACAATTTCATGGTTTAAATGGAAATGATGGTGATGGCGTATGGGAAGAATGTGCCAGACCCGGTACGGATATACGTTATAAAGCCGATACTATGCCAGTGCAACTGGTTAGAGATTCTGGTGGTAATTCATTTACTTTATCAACAGTATCTTGGGAAGATGCACAAGTAGGAGATACAGCAGCTTTAGATGGCACTAACCCTAGAGCGAGTTTTGTAGGTAAGACTATTAATAAAATGGTTTTCTTTAGAAACCGATTAGTAATGCTTAGTGATGAGAATATAATTATGTCTCGTCCCGGAAACTTCTTTAATTATTGGGCTAAGACTGCTACCACATTTTCTAATATTGACCCTATTGATATATCTTGTAGTTCTGAGTATCCAGCTATTGTATATGATGCAATTCAGGTAAATGCTGGACTTCTTATATTTACTAAAAATCAGCAATTTATGCTGACTACAGATAGTGATATATTAAATCCAAGTACAGCCAAATTAAATGCTGTATCTTCATATAATTTTAACTATAAAACTAATCCTATATCTCTAGGAACTACTGTAGGTTTTCTTGATAATGCTAATAAATTTAGTCGTTTCTTTGAAATGTCTAGGATTTTAAGAGAAGGAGAACCACAAGTAGTTGAGCAAAGTAAAGTTGTATCTCAACTGTTTGCTAAAGAGCTAAAACTCATATCTAATTCAAGAGAAAATAATGTCATATTCTTTAGCGAAGAAGGCAATACTAAGCTATATGGCTATAGGTATTTCAATTCAGGGAATGAAAGAGTACTACAAGCGTGGTTCAGTTGGACCCTCACAGGAAACATTCAATACCACTGCATGCTTGATGATTCTTTATATGTGGTTGTTAGGAATAATGCTAAAGATCAGCTTCTCAAATTCTCTATCAAAATAGATGAGAATGGTCATTTTGTAAGTTCTGGTTCTGCATATCCAATACATTTAGATCATGCTCAAGAAACTAGTGGTTGGACATATGCTAACGGTAAATCAACTAAAGCCAAACCTATAGGGTTAGAAAGCAGTAATCAACTTGTTGCTTTTGATAATTCAGGAGCTACTAACTTAGGTAGATATGGAAAAATTACTATTAATGGTTCCAATATGGAATTAGATGGTGATTGGTCAGGAGAAACTTTTGTCATAGGATATCTATATGACATGCAAGTTGAGCTACCTACTATCTATTACACTTATCAATCTGGTGAAAACTGGAGATCAGATACTAGATCTAATTTAGTTATACATAGAGTAAAGTTTAGTTTTGGTAACGTAGGTTTTTATAAGGTTACTTTAGATAGAGATGGTAAAGACCCATATGTAGAAGAACGTGAAGTAAATGCAGCTAATACATTAAATGCAAACAGCTTAACTTTTTTATCAAAAGATTTTCAAACTATACCAGCATACGAAAGAAATAAGAATTTAAAACTAACAGTATCTTCTGAACATCCAGCACCAGCAACATTGCTGTCATATCAATGGGAAGGAGATTACAACACTAAATCATATAAACGTGTCTAAATACATTCACCCTGCAACATTAGAAGCTGCTATTCATGTGGCTTCTAATTTATTACCAGAAGATCGTTCGGAAGTGGCTGAGGGTCATGGACATGATCCTGAGAATGCAATAGTCGTAGGAATTAATAACTGTGACTCTGTGTATTTTAAGGTGCCGAATGGTGAAATAGCTGGAATAGCTGGAGTATATGAAGATGGGCAGATCTGGATGCTCTGTACACCGGCAATCCTAAAGTATCCACACACCTTTGCTAGAGAAGCAAAGAAGTTTGTGAAAAGTAGAAAAGAGAAGTTGCTCTGGAATATCGTTGATAAACGAAACAGAGTTCATTTGAAACTACTCAAGTTCCTTGGGTTCAAATTTTTAAGGGAACTAAAACATGGACCAAATAATTTATCCTTTATAGAATTTTGCCGTGTGCAGTCCTAGTGCAGCTCTCGGTGGAGCGTCTAAGATACTTAGCGGAATAGGACAAAGCCAACAGATTAAAGCTCAGAATGCAGCCAAAAGGCGTAACTGGGAACGTGCGATGGAGACTCGCAGAAGGAATTGGCTACAACAGAGAACTGTTTATTCAGCTAAGGTTACTAAGCGTGCCATTGATCTCAATGAAAATGATCTAGCAGCTAATCGTGCTTACGAGTTAGCTAGACAAAAACTTAATAACACCAGATCTCAAGCCCTTGCTAAAAACGAGATTGGTTTTATGAAGATGGTTAAAGAAAAACTTGGTAAAGCAGCAGCTAAAGGAGTAACTGGAAGATCAGCTGCTCGTTATGAAACAATGGTTGCAGCTGAGTATGGAAGAGAAGTTGGTCAGCGTGTATTCGCTCTAACTCGTGGAAGAGAAGCATATTTACAAAGTGTTCAAAATACAAGAAGACAGGCATTAAGTGCCCGAAATAAATTAGCAGAACCATTAGTTCCAGTACCATCAATGGCTCCTAATTATCCTCCTATGCAGAATGCAAACATGCCAATATTTATGGGTGTTCTTGGTGCAGC